GTTTCGCTTTTATTCCGGAAATATTTTGGGAGTTTCCTCGGTTCTTTTAAGCAGCGAGCAGGCTTTGATTTGTGTCATGCGATAGGCAGGGATAAGGAAGAAGTTTGGGGTTTGTATTATGAGAAGTTGCTGGAAGTGGGTGGACGCGGTTTTGATGTAGATTACGCTAACTATGATGGTACAGTTGGTGAGGTAGCGATTGCTGCGTTCCTCGCAGTGACAGATGGCTTTTATGGCCCCGAGTTAAGAGTTGCTCGTCACGCACTCGTTTATAGCTTAGTTCGTTCACTCGTTGTTGTGGGTGAGTTTCTGGCTGAGAAGGAGCAGGGGAACAACTCGGGAAGTCCTGCAACTGACGTTATCAATTCCGTCACCAATTGGTATATGTTGCTTGTGGGTTTTATGGTTCTCCAAAAGGGTGCAGGGAAGCCAGTGGATTTGAAGGTTTTTGATCTGGAAGTGCGTGCTCTAACCTATGGTGATGATGTTATAATCGGCGCTTCGGAAGATGTCCTCACGTATTTCAATCGTCGTACGTATGCGGATTTTGCGCTGTTGCTTGGTATGGATGTTACGGATGCAGCCAAGTCTGGAGCGCTGGTTGAGAGTAATGCGATAGAGGAATTGACCTTTTTAAAGTCACCCTTCGTGCGCCGTGAGGGTTTTGTTGCGTGCCCTCTTCCCAAGAAGGTCATTTATCGCGAGTTAATTTGGGAAAAGACTGCAAATGTTGGTAATCTGGAGATAATGAAACAGAAAGTCGATAGTGCAGTTCGGATGATGGCGCAGCATGGTAAGGAGGATACTGAAGTGTTTGTTAGTCAACTAACTGAGATAGGAGTCGACGTCAACTTCTCCTATGAGCTGTGGCGCGAAGAAGTTCGTTTGAAGCAAGATAATGCAGCATTATGGCGTTCGCCTGAGGAAGTTGACGTGCAAGCTTTTTACTTGTATAGTAAGGACGATGATGCTGATCTGTTTCCCTCTATGATTCAAGAAGTTGACGGAACTCAGCAGATGGAGAGAGGTTCGCGCGATCCTCGTCTGCAATCGGTCTATGACGAGGCTGCACGCGTAAAACTTAAGTGGAAGGCAGTTTACTGTGAGTTGCACGTTCTAGCTCAAGCCCATAATCAAGGATATGTGTTTGATCCTTATTATACTGAATGGGTTGCTGTGCGTGAGGCATTCCATCGCATTTGTGAGTTGGAGAGACGTAGTGAGACAGCAGTGCGGTACGCAGGCTTCCCGTTCCAGGATTCCCAGTTTCAGAAGAATGTGAAGAAAATTGACCGTGTGGATAGATTCCTTGAACGATTTCTGGCCGATTTTAAACTAGTTGAGGTGGTGCGTCTTAGCGATAGTTTTCTAATGCATTTATTTGTTTAAGTGTTTATGTACTGGGTTCTACTGCCCCCCTTCTGGGAAAAAGTTGTGACGTTTTATAGACCAGGTATGCCTGAAATAGCATGCCGCCTTATTACGTATTGGGTTCTACTGCCCTTCCTACCGTATGGATAAAAAGTCTTGCAGGGATTCTGTATGATACTCGGTTCACCTGTCGTTCGCGACGTATGGATAAATGTGCCCTGTAGGCTGGATACCGTCTCTCTGCGATTTGTATAAGTATTTATGTATTTTATTGATGTTTAATAAGCTGAAATTTAATTACTTTAAGACATAAAAAAAAAAAAAAACAC